GGGCAAAGCTTTATCAGCCGTCACACAGGGTGAGCGCTTCACCGGGCTGTCCATGAATGGTTGGATGGCCAAAGTGGAGTTCCGGCGTGCATCAGGTGACGCGCAGACGTCTGTCGGCAACACCGAAGAGAATGCTGAGGTGACAGTGTTCAGTTGCAAGACCGACGAGCGACCGATGACTATTGGTGAAGACACGGCCGCTGCCGTGTCTGGCGATGATCTCAGCATGCTCACTGACGTCGAGCCGGACATCAAAGACTTCTGCCGTCGTTCCGCGTTGCTGGGCTTTCCCGTTGAGGCTACCATCTCCCAAAATCTCTGGGACTTTGAGTTCTGCAGCAAACTCATGTACCCCAGTGCAGATGGCTTTATTCCCGCCCCGAAGTTAGGGCGGATGATCACCAAGTTTGGTTGGAAGATCGAGAAACCCTTTGAGGATCTGCGATCCGTTGCGTCGGTGTGCCTTGACGACATGTGGCATGTACCTTTCGCACGTGAATTTCTCCAAACCATCTTGAGAGTACTACCCGTTACGAAACGGCGCAAAGTGATCCCAGAAGACGATTACAAGATGCACGTGGCCCGCCGCCACGAGACGTCCCCAGATGTGTGGCCGTTTCTCGAAAACAGATACGGTCTGACCCGCGCCGACCATCTGCAGTTTTGCGAGTTACTTACCCAGGTACACACCTTTCCGGTCGTCCTACGCGTGGCGTGGGCTCCTAGGATTCTCCGACGAGACTCCTAGTGGGTTCGTGTTTGTTTTACAGACTCCTTGCTTCCTCTTTTGATTATCTCGAGTGTTTTAGTGACCTTCGTTTGTTATTCCTTTGCCTTCCACCTTTCGTATTATTGTACTATGCCTGTTACCAAACAGAGAAATCGTCGCCGCGCCCCTCGCCGCGCGCAGAATGTTACCTCGAACCAGATTACTGGGAATGGGGACTTCAAGATCCCGAAGTCGGTCCGTAACGCCATTCGGACCGCCGCAACCTCGGCCGTTGCTCGCCAGGTTGTCTCGGGTGCCGGGACTGCTATTGGTGCTCGTTTTGGCCAGCCTGATCTGGGCCGTACTTTGGCAAACAAAGCATATACTCGCCTGGTTGGGTCAGGTGATTATGACATGCGTGCCAACTCCCTCATTACCCAGACCTCTTCAGGCCCTGTGATGCCAACTTTCGCGCCGGATGGTCGGCGTGGGATTAGAATCCGAGAACGAGAGTACATCGGGGACATCATCTCCGGCCCGTCAATCGTTGGAGCCTCGACTGCGTTCAACAACACGTCCTTCGTTGTTAACCCGTCCAACTCTACGACGTTCCCCTGGTTATCGCAATTTGCCAACAATTTTGATCAATGGGAGCCGCATGGCATTGTCTTTGAGTATGTCAGTACCTCGTCCAACTACAACGGGACTTCCCAGGCCCTAGGTGTGGTTGTCACCGCTGCTGACTACGACTTTGCTGATCCGCTCTATGCGTCAAAATCCGAAATGGAGAACTCCGGTTACGCTATTTCCACCGCTGCCAGTGCCTCTATGTTGCATGGCATCGAGTGTGCCGTAACTGAGCGACCCTCCCGTGTCCTCTACACCGGTACGGGTTCAGGTAGTGATACTTCCAACAACTTGCACAACCTTGCCCGATTTCAGATTGCCACTCAGGGTATGAGTGTGGCGAATGTCACACTAGGTGAACTGTGGGTGACTTATGACATCACGTTTTACAAGAAACAACTTGTACCCGTCGCGTCTTTGCGCCCGTACTCTTTCTTCACCTCTACCACTGACCTTCTCCTCGCGGAAAGTCTTCTGTGGCACTTCACACCAGTCCACAACGACCTGGGTCTCCTCTTCGATCTCAATGAGGCCCAGATTCGTATTGCCTTTCCCCCCGCGATCACGTCTGGCACTTTCTTGCTGACTTATAGTTTCCATTCAGACGGCACCACTGACGCTGCCACCGTACCTTTCGGTGGATCCTTCAACGTCAACATCACGTTCCCTTTTGAGCATGCCTCAACTGTTAAGTCCGTTGTGACTACAGGTGGAACCTGGTGGAATTGGTGCGGCGTTTTCGTCGTGACTGGATCGAACGCCTTGTTGGACATGGGCCCTGCCCCTGCCCTCATGAGCGGTTCTCGGTCCCTCAACATCTTCCAGATCAACCCGGCCATTGAGACAGAGGCTGCTTGATCTGCCTAGCGACATCCCGCGCTCTCCGCGGAGGCTTCCCGTGCTATAACGGAGTTACGGCTAACACACCCTTGACC